AGATATAGTCCAAACATCTAAGAAATTAGATGACAGCAAGGTAGCTATTCCTTTTCATTCCTCAGTACGTATTAAATTAGGTGCAGGTGCTCCTATTGAAGGTGCAGATAAGGAACCAATTGGTATCAATGTATCAGCAAAAATTATCAAAAATAAAGTTGCATATCCTTTTAGAAAAGCTGAATTTCAAATCATCTTTGGTAAAGGAATTAGAGAGCATGAAGAAATATTTGATGTATTGAGAAAACATGGTGTAATTGAGCATGAAGGTAAGAATATATCAATTGAAGGAAATGGTGCGTGGAAATCTTTATTGGTGATGAATAATAAGGGTGTAGTTGAAATTGAAAAAAAGTTTTATAAAGCTGATTTTGGTGAAATTATGAATGATCCACAGTATAAAGGATATATTGATCTTTTGATTGAAAAGGCTTATACAAAAACAGGTGATATAGAAATTGATGATGTAGACATTGACAATGAATCCTATATTGAACAAGAAGCAATTGCTCAACATTTAGTTGAAAATGAATATGGAATAGGTGAGGATTTTTAATTGAAAACAGAATTATTGATTGATGGTTTAAATACATTTATACGACATTTTACAACAAATCCAATGATGTCATTGTATAATGATCCGTGTGGTGCTATTTCCGGGACGATAGGAACGATATATAGAGGTGTTGAAAAATATAAGCCTGATTTAGTAACTGTTGTATGGGAGGGTGGAGGTTCATCAAGACGTAAAGCTTTGTATCCTGATTATAAGGCTGGAAGAAAGCCTGTGTCTTTAAATCGACCGTATTCAGATTATATTGAAAAGGATAGTGAAAAAGACAATTGGGAATGGCAATTAAGAACATTGATTAAATTAATTCCAATGTTGAAGCTAGGACAAGTGTATGTTGATGATGCTGAAGCTGATGATGCAATTGCGTATATCTGTAAGTGGAAGAATCCTGAAAATGTAAATATAATTGTGAGTACTGATCATGATTATTTGCAATTGGTAAATGAAAAGACACGACAATGGACACCTCGTAAATGTCAGTCATTGTATGATGTTGAATTAGTGAGGGAGAGATTTCATACTCATCCTATTAATATGCCAAGTGTAAGAGCATATATTGGTGATAAATCAGATAACATTGAAGGTTTATATAATATTTCTTATAAGAGAATATATTCTTATTGTCCTATTGTAAAGGAGAATGAATTTGTGAGTACTTATGATATACAAAATTATATAAGAACTACGCATGAGAAGAAGTTATATAATGCAAGAAGAGATAAGAGATATCAAGAGTTGATTAAATTGGCTGATGTGGATAGTGAATTGATTCATAGAAATTTTAAATTGATGAATCTTGAATCAATGCAAATGTCAGCAACACAGGTTGATAGTGTAAATTATCAATATGATCAAGATAGAAGAATGGCGTCAAAATTGGATTTGAAAAAGTTTATGATGTCACAAGGAATAAATAATATTAATTTGGATCCTGCAGGATTAATATTCCATAATACATTGATGACTATTAAGAATAATTAGTTTGTATTTTTTAAAAAGGTGTTTATAATCACCTCATAGTTTTTAATTTTATTTTACTTTAAATTTAGGATTTTTTTATGGCAATAGAACAAGAAAAAAGCTTTTCGAAATATGGAAAATCATTTCAGGAAAAAGTATTTCAGAGTATGTTAACAGATCGTACTTGGGCTGCACAAATGATTGAGGTGATGGATCCTGTTTATTTTGATGTTAAGTATCTTTCTTTTCTTTGTGAAAAGTATTTTAGTTATTTTAATAAATATAAAACATTTCCAACCTTACCTCTATTGATAACAATCATTAAAGAAGATTTTAGTAATAATAATGATACAATATTAAGAGATCAAATTATTGAATATCTTCATAGAATGAAAACAAATCCTGACATGGGTGATATTGACTATGTTAAGGATAAAAGCTTGGAATTTTGCAAAAAGCAGGTTTTTAAGGAAGCATTAGTTAAATCCATGGAAATGATTCAAACTGAAAATTATGAATCAGTATTATCTATTATGAAGAATGCTGTTTCATCAGGCTTGCCATCATCACAAGGACATGATTTCTTTCAGGACATGGAAGCAAGGTTTGTAAAGATTAATCGTCAGGCAGTTCCTACTGGTTTGAGTAGATTAGATGAAAAAGATATTTTACGTGGTGGTTTAGGTCGTGGTGAAATTGGTGTAATTACAGCCCCTACAGGTGTAGGTAAATCACACTTCTTGGTTGCAATGGGTGCAAATGCAATGAGAGCAGGTAAAAATGTAATTCATTACACATTTGAATTAACAGAAACAGATGTTGGATTAAGATATGATTCCAATCTTTGTAATATTCCTTCAAATGAAGTTTTAGAGCATAAAGATGAAGTAATTGCAAAGTATAAGGAAATGGGAAGTAATTTAGGTAGATTAGTAATTAAAGAATATCCTACAGGAACAGCAACAGTAAATACATTAAGATCTCATATTGAAAAATTAATGCTAAAGGGCTTTGTACCAAATATTGTTGTTGTTGATTATGCAGATGTTATGAGATCTAGTCGTAAAATGGATTCTTTAAGACATGAATTAAAATTGGTTTATGAAGAATTACGTAATCTATCAATGGATCTTCACATTCCTATATGGACAGCTTCACAAGCAAATAAGGAAGCAGCAAATTCAGATGTTGTAGGTTTGGAAAACATGTCTGAAGCTTATGGTAAAGCAATGGTTGCTGACATTGTATTATCATTAAGTCGTAAACCTTCCGAAAAGGCTTTAGGTACAGGTCGTTTATTTGTTGCAAAAAATAGAGCAGGTCGTGATGGTATCTTATTCCCAATAAATATTGATACAGCAAAGTCTAGATTTGAAATTTTAGATGACAACGAGCTTACTCTACAAGAAGCTATAGATTACAATAAACAAGATATTAAAGAACAATTAAAAAGAGCTTGGAATGATATTAATAAAAAAGGGGAAGATGAATAATGATTAAAGTTTATGTAAATTCAAATTTAAAAGAGATTCTAAAAGAAAAAAACATTGAGAGCTATATTCCAGCATATATGGGTGAAAGTGTAGGATTAGATTTATATACCACAAATGATGTTTCAGTAACACCTTCTACATTTATCACAGGTGAAAGAGGTGCTACTATTCCAACTGGTTTGCATATTGCGTTACCACATTCATATGCAGGTTTAATCTTAGAAAGAGGTTCTGTAACAAAAACACCTTTAAAGGTAAGAGCCGGTGTTATTGATCCAGGTTATACAGGTGAGATCTTTGTAAATGCAATAAATGTATCAGGACAATCTTACGGCTTAAAAAAAGGTGAAAAGCTTCCATTTCAGATTGTTGTTGTTAAATGTGACAATGATTTTCAAGTAATCAGTGAAGATGAATATTTAGAGATTACAAAATCTTCTCTAAGAAAATCAGGTCAGGTCGGAAGTTCCGATAAGAATTAAAGGACAATTAAATGAAAGAATATTTCGGTATTAAAATTAATGATGAATATAATAATAATTTAACTGAATTTGCATATGCACTTTTAAAAGATTATTATATGTTATCAGAAGAAATATCTCCTCAGGAAAGCTATGCACGTGCTGCATTAGCATTTTCAAATGGAGATTTAGCTTTAGCTCAAAGAATCTATGAATATGCAGCCAAGAATTGGTTTATGTTCAGTTCTCCTATTTTATCCAATGCTCCACATCCAAATGGATCAAACAATAAAGGTTTACCTATTAGTTGCTTTTTAACCTATGTTGATGATAGTCTTGAAGGCTTAATGGAACACAGTGACGAGCTACGTTGGATGTCAGTCAAAGGTGGTGGTGTAGGTGGTCATTGGTCAGATGTAAGATCAAATAGTGAAATATCACCTGGACCTATTCCTTTTCTAAAAACAGTTGATGCAGATATGACTGCATATCGACAAGGTAAAACTCGTAAAGGCTCATATGCAGCTTATTTGGATATTTCACATCCTGATATCATTGAGTTTTTAAATATTCGTGTACCAACCGGTGGTGATAGTCATCGTAAATGCTTTAATCTCAATAATGCAATCAATATTACAAATGAATTCATGAATGCCGTTATTGAGAATAAAAATTGGAATCTAATAGATCCTAAAACAAAGAAGGTTAGGGATTCAATCAATGCAAGAGAGTTGTGGCAGAGAATATTAGAAGTAAGATTCAGAACAGGAGAACCTTATTTAAATTTTATTGATGAAGCAAATGATAAGCTTCCACAATATATGAAAGATAAAGGTTTAAAAATTTATGGTAGCAATTTA